CGCACTTTTCTTTACCTTCGTGCTTCTCATCTTCATCTTCTTTTTCTTCTTTGTCTTCTTTTTCTTCTTTGTCGTGCTTACGGGCTTCTTTAAGAGCCTTAATGCGCTCGGCTAGAGTTGGAGCATTTTCTTCTTCAACTACTTCACCTTCATTTACTTCATCTTCTGATAGCTTCTTAGTTGGCTCGGGTGCAACTGAACCCTTACCAGCACGAGAAGAATCCTTACCAACTGCTGATGCAGCGGCAGCGCCTAGATTGCCTGATGGAAGTGAAGTTGGTGTCTGTCCACCAATATCCTGCTGCTGACCTTCGAAATCAGCATTATCAGAAGAACCAGCACCGTTCTGTGAACGCTTCTTATCTTCTTTCATCTTTGAACCTGGGCGTAGTGTCTTAGCATTGCCTGTTGAAGCGGTAGAAGGATCTACAGGATCAGGATTCGATACGCCACCATTACCCACTGATGGATAAGGATTGCTACCATAACCTTCCCCTAGAGTCTTTCCCTCTAGAACAGCCTTTGCTGCTTCTGTTAATGATGCCATTGGAATGATACTCCTTTTATTCCTAATTGTTATTTAGTATTTTCAAAGTTTTGAGATATAGTTCTCGAAAATCTTCAAGGCGACATCTTCAATATCGTGTTTTGATGCCTCAGTAATGAGTTTCTTTGCACGATAGTAATCTTGTTCTTTCCAGTTACCATTTTCAAAAATCCACTCCTTACCTTCCATGATGCCTCGAACGAATGCGTCTTGTGCGCTAGGATCAGCAACAACGTCTGCCGCAGTTGCTAACTTATAGTCGTCTTGTACCTGTTGGTATCCATTATATGGTCTAAGAGACCCTACGCCTCTTGTTGACACACCAAGACTTGCACCACCATCTAATAAACTCTTAACAATTTTTCCGTTAGGAGTATCCAAAATTTTTGCTTTACCAATAAAATTAGTCCCGTCAGGTTTCAATGATGTAATCATGTGGGACACACGATCTAGGTTGATTTGAGGATTCTCAGGATGACCTAGTTCACCAAATGCTCTGTTCTTTTGAACATATTCTCTATTGTAACGATCTGCTTCTTTTGAAAGAACGCTCATAGGATAAACACGACCGTTACGATTTTGCTTTTCTGCTTGCATGAAGATACCGGTGATATAATGGTTCTTACCACCCTTACCATCTGATTCTACCAGATATTGAATATCTTGAATTTCTTCTCTAATGAGTTTCATCTATTTATTCCTTAACTTCTACCAGCTTGGATGGCACTAGCAACATGCTTTGCAAAGTCTTTAACTGTTACTGGGCGACCTTTAACGCCTGTCATCTTACCTAATGTCTCACCAGCTTTATCATGAATGCGACGACCAAGAGACTTAGGTTCACCAGTTAGTTTAACTTCTGGTGCTTCTGGCTCTGCCTTAGGGGCCTTAGGCTTCATTTTTTCTTTTCTTTTCTCGGTCGATGCGTCTCTTAGACCATGCTTTGCTTCTGGCTTTTTCTTTTCTTTATCTAGAACATCTGCTGCTCTTTTATAGCCAGCCTTCTTGCGGGCTTCAATATCTGCTGGAGAAAGTTTTCCACCTTTACCAAATCCCTTTGGTGTTGTGGTAGCTTGATATTCTTTTTCAGTTTTTCTCTGAGCAATCTTAGCCTTCCAATAAGCCTTCTTCTCTGCATCTGATTTGCCTACAAGAGGACCAGACTTAGCGCCATAACCACGATAACCCATTAGCTCGGTTAAGTTTAGTGATCTTTTGACTTCTAATAGTTTCTGCTCACGAATAGAATCGATACGATCCTCGAAATATTCGTTTGCTTCTACTAGATTTTTATTGAGGATGGCGTCGAGAAGTTCGCTCATATTACTGACCTCTACCTGTTACGCCGTAGTTGAAATCTCTTGGTGCTGCGGTCTGTCCTTGATCATAATCACGACCATCTTTCTTGAGGTCAATGAATAGAGTTAGAGCATCGCCGTTTGTATTACCAGCAGAAGAAAATACGATATTACCCGTGCTATTAGCAGAATCGACAATTGAAATGGCAGCAGACATACCTTCAACTTCAAAGTTATAGTCAAAACTTCCGTCACCGACTGCAACAAAAGGAATGTTCTCTCCATTAGTGCCCTGCCACTTTAGAAAGATATGTCCCTTATTTTTGAAAACGCCTTGTCCATAAATTCTCTTAATTGATGTTCTATAAAGTGACTTTCTGTCAGTGCCAGTTCCTAGAATCTGATTATTAGCATTCATTGAAAATGCTAATGATGCAACATCAAGCAATACAGTATTTGCTTCTGCTGTACCGTCAGAGACACCGACCCACTTGACAAGTGATCTTCTATTAGTGTCTACCAAAACTTGTTTGTATAGAATGTTTGCCATTGTTAATTCCTAATTGAAAAGTTTAATAGTTTCTTGAAGGACTCAAGGTCTTCGTTCAACATGTTCTCTACGATCTTTTTGTTTCTAGTATTGACCGAGTCATAAACTTCAAGTATTCTTTTAGCCATACTGTTATTTAGGGTAATTGTTCTTCCATTGATATTTAAATCTTTTGAATCAATACCTTCTTTAACCATCTTGCGAATGTCTGTAATTTTGTTTTCTTGAATTTGCTTTTGTCTAGAAGTCCATGAACTACCAGTTTTTGGTTTTTCATAACTAACATCACCCGTTTTAGATTGCTTTATTGGTGCTGGTGTAGATGATGATTGACTATCATCGCCAGAAGAAGGAGCAGTAATGTTTTTCTTTATTGATCTATAAGCTCTAAGACCTTTTTTACCGCCAACTTTAGTTACGGCTCTTTCGATTGCTCTTCCTGCTCCACCACGAACTAATGCTCTACCGGCTCCGCTTGTGACTGCCCTTGCTGCACCTGTTGTAATAGCTCTACCAGCAGCGCCAGCAATCATTTCACCGCCAACTGCTAGTGCAGGACCGAGAAGTTCGTTTAGTTGTTCTTCCGAATCATGAACAATTGCTTCCGACATTTGTAGAACGCCTTCCTTGCTGAAAGGAATAGTGAGATACTTGTCGATCATTCTTGAATAGTAAAGAGCAACTAACTGGTTGTTAGGATAAATTCTATATGTCACTCTCTTAAACAATAGCATAGAAGGCATGTTTGGAAATCCTGCTTTAACAGGGTTTGACTTACCAGATGCTTCATTTAAAACACTATGATCTTTGGTATCATATTCTTCACGAATCTGTTTAAGAGTTTTCATCTTTGTTCCTTACTGTGCGAAATAGTTAGAAGCAATTTCCTTCTTGCGTTCTTCTAGCTTTTCGATAGTCTTTTCTTGAAGAATAGCCTGGAAGTTTTCTCTCATATCGTCAAGGTTATTCTCAAGGATATTGTCAAATGCCTCTTGAATAATTTCTTTGTTATTCATTTTAGTTTCCTCGTAGATTGTTTTGGTTGTACCTGTAGCACCTGGTGCATATCTTGTGTCTGGTTTGTTGAAGTTTTCTTCACAATTCCAACGGCGTAGTGCCTTATTAATTCTTGAATCGGGATCGTTTGCAGTCTTAGCAGATGTTAGACGCTTCTTCATTCCACCCATGCGTGAACAGAATGACTTACGGCGGGACGCTCTTTTGCCCTTAGGGTTCTTTTCTGTTACTGCTGTCTGTAGTTTAGAACCTGGGTTCTCTCTCTTATATGCATCAACTGCCTTTTGCGATAGACCGTCTGTCTTGTCCTTGCGATTAACTGACTGCCAATCTTCTTGGTAGATGCCTCGTTCAGTAGAAGTGGGATACTTATTTTCTTCGTATGTTGCTCTCTCTGTATAACGAGAAACACTGGCTTCGACTTGCTCTGTAGGAACACAATTAGGTACCATACGGTTACCCTTTTTCTTTAGTCCCTTGGCTGTATAGCCTTTCCAGCAAGCACCTTTAAGATCGTTCTTCTCTTCCACTTTTGCTACCCTTCTGGTGTTACCTGTAAGATCGCCAACAACATTAACTCCACCATTATGATCGTATTCGCCTAGTTCATTCAGCTTTTCTTCTGCAATGTTACCAAAGTTCTTATTTGCATCCATTTTAGTTGGATCAAATGCTTTAAAACCTAACTTATCATTATGATATTTATAATGTTTGTTTTTGATATACTTTAAGTTGTTTCCATTCTGATCATTATATGCCATCATGTTTGTAGTGGTGTATCGTTCTACTGGATTTACACCGGGATCACCAGTGACATATCCTAGTCCTCTAACAGCACTTGTACCAATTTCTTCTTTAAGTTTATTCTTATCTGCTTTATCGGCCTTATCAAGCATTGCATAGTAATCAGGTCTTTCACCTATATGATCCCTAGCAACTTGCTCTGCCTTTTTCTGATTAGTATTATGTTCTTTTTCATGCTTCGCACCTTTCTTAACAAGGTCACGAACTCTTGCTAAAGAAATCTTAAACTTCTTTGCAATCGCTTCGTTGCCTAGTGTTCTTACATCGGTGCTTTTTAGAGACATGATTAATCCTTATGTGGCACTAGAATGCCATTCTCGTTGAGGTGTGTTACTGTGCCATTAGGTGCAGCATACTTGCCACTACCAACATAGACCAGTCCTAAATCTTTTGCTTCTTCTGCTACAGTCTTTTTCTTCTTAGCTGGTTCTTTCTTAGGAGGTGTAGAACCCTTCTTAGACTGAATAGTTGCAAGTTTGATCTTCTTATCCATCATGTTGGATTCATGATCACGGCTTGCTGTTTCTGCCTTACCTGGTTCCTGATCTGGTCCAGCAATCTTGTCCACTTCTTTCTGAACATGTGCCTGAGCAATTTGCTGTTGAGCACCAAAAGCAATCTGATTTTGCATATCTTGTTGCTGTTGCTGTGCCATCACTTCGGCGTTTTGCTGGTCAATCTGCGCCTGAACCTGTCCTTCTTCCTCCATCTGGGCATTCATTTCTTCAATGTCATCATCTGTCTGTTGAAGAATGTTTTTACGAACCCACATGATAGAATAATACTTACCGACGAAAGGATCGACCTTAACTAGTGTATCGAGACGAACATTGATAAGCTCTGCCTCTTTAAGTTCGTCAAAGTTATTGTCTTTCTTGAAGTCATACCAAATATCTTCTTTAAACTCGTTCCATTCTTCTTCGGTACAAACATTCTTAAGAACTAGCTGCACACGGAGAACTTCATCGAACAATGAAGCAAACTTGTTACGAAGACGGGTAACGAACTTATTAAACTTTAGTTCGTCTCTTGTGATTTCTGTGGTACGACCAAGTGAGAATCCGTTATTCTGTTCTAGACGAGAGACGGGAACACCAAGTGACTTGTATAGCTTGGTCTGGAAATACTTAACATCTTCTAGCTCACCAAGGTTACGAGCGCCTTCTAGTGTGCTAATTTCAGTTCCTTTTGATCCTTCACGGCGTGGTAACCAGAAGTCTTCAAGCATTGATAGATGCTTACGGTCGTCTCTAATCTCACCAGTGTTTGAATCGTAAACCAACTTGTTACGATACTTGACCATGATATCACGGACATACTGTTCCGCTTTAACTGTTGGCATATTACCAACATCGATATAGAACACTCTACGCTCGGGAGCACGGCTTAGACGATAGATAACAGTGGCGTCCTCAACCATGCGTAGGTTGTTAAATGGCTTAATTGATTTATGAAGATATGATAGAACCATGGTCTGCTTTGGATCCATGATACCTGAATTGATGTTAACGATAGAGTCTGGAGCAATCTTAGAACCTAGATTAGTTCCTGCACCGATAAGACCCTTTTCGTTGTAAAGGTAGTATTCGATCTGCTTTCTGATAATCTCAACACCAGTATTAGGATCACGCATCTTTTGAATTTCACGGATCTTACGGATACGGCGAGGATCAATATACTTGATTTCTTGAATGCCTAGGGTGGGGTTCGTTTCATCGATAGTTAGATGATAGAATAGTCTGCCGTCGATATACCAACGACGAAAGATTTCATGACCCATATTACCAAAGTTAAGTAGCTTCAATACATAATCAAATTCTTCTTCAATACGCTTTTTAATAGCAGGAGGAAGTTTGACTTCATCCATATTGATTTCAACCGATGTTCCAGAATCTTCTACAACGATGGCCTCATTTACGATTTCATCGATTGCCGATTCCGCTTCTGGCTGAATAGCAAGTTCACGATACTTTGTGATAAGTTGTGTTTCGTTACGAAAGGTGCCGTCAAGATCGACATAAGTGCCGTAATAGCCCGCACCTGCAATTGTCACCGCCCCGTCATCATTCTGAGGCAGTGTGAATGTTTTATTTTTTGGTTCTTGGAGTTGTTGGTCTACAGCCTTCTTCTCGGAACCGATTTCAAATCCAAATAACTTCACAATCTTATCCTTTTATTAGACCTAAAACCCATGGGGAAATGAATCCCCATGGATTGTAGTATTTATCCTGATTAGGTTGTAGTGTTTGATACCCACCACTGATAGTCGAAGGTCACTGTATATTCTTCGATCTGATCACCTAGTGCCCAATCGAGGTCGATAGCAGCAACATCAGTTGGGAATGCACCGACTAGAGTGTATCTTTTGATAACATTCTGAGGTCCGGTCTTACCATACTGAGTAACAATAGCATCAGTTTGATATGATGCTGGAGGACTATAACCTGGTGAACGAATGTTACCAACATGTGAGTTGATAGTATTCATCCAAACTTCAAGGTTGTTACGAACAGAGAAGCTTTCATCATTGATGATAGTAACAGACCATTGTGAGAATGTTCTGGTACCAGCTACTTTGATTTCACGACCAAAGTATGGAATTACAATTGATGAAATACTGTCTGCTGGGAGCGAAGCTGCTCTACAAACGAATGATAGTGATCCAGTTGCGTTTAGTGCATTAACTCCACCAGCGCCAACTACTGGAGGGACCGCAGCCCCTCCATAAGCACCAGTTGGAAATGGAATCGTAACTTGGAATAGACTAGGTCTTGCACCATCATTAAGCAAATTTGCTCTAAATGTGGATACGTCAAATGCCATTTGTTTTTCTCCTTATGTGTTTCTATTTATTAAAATCTACCGACAACTTCGGAGAAGGCGACACCTGTTCTAACAGCCACGAAATTAAGATGAATATAATTGATAGAACGTGCTGGCTTAACATAAATGTCTCCGACAAATTCATTACGGTCAACGACCTCTGGTGTATTGTTTGTTTCGTCGCAAACTACACGGTAGTCATAGATACCACGACGACCCTTAACATCACGAAGGAATGGTTCAATAAGGGCAACGAACTGGGCTCTAGTAAACTCATCGTTAAACTCGAATAGAGAATACTTAGATGCTCTTGAAATTGACTTTTCGAGAACAATGAATAGACGACGAACATTCAAACGATCAAATGCTGATGGCTTGCTAACGAATGTCTTATCACCAAATAGAACAGTTCCCTCACCCTTGATGGTGATGACAGGATTGATACCAATCTGGTATAGATCGTCTCTTTCAGACTTCTTTGGGTTCCATGCTAGTTTAGCAACATTCTTAATCTTACCACGGTTTAGACCAGCAGGTGACCACCATGGATCGTTAGTGTAGTCTGTTCTAGCACACAGACCGGCAATGTCAGGATTTAGAGGAGTCCAACGATAAACATCGTTATACTTGTCATACTGGCGCTTCCATCCGGAGTCAACAAATACATAGCTTGATGAAATGTTGAACTGACTATTTGCCCATGATTTAATGTTATTTAACTCGAAACCTGCCTTGTTAACAACTGCTGTCTGTGGAGGTGATACAAATACAACACAGTCTTTTCTACCGCCTGTTGCAATGATACCATATGAATCGTCATCATTGAATGTTCCACCATCAACAATATTTTCAACCACATACTTTGAAACTAAGTAATCGTGGTGACCAGTGACAATTAGGCTTACATCTGCTTCATCCATGTTTCCAAACTTATCATATGCTCTCATAATATCGCCAGTTGTTGCGTCAGGTGATACACCATTTCTTGTCTGCATTGAGTAGGTATAGTAGGTCTGATGGAAGGTTCTAAGAGAATCCTGAGTCCATGATGGATTGCCCTGTGCATCCTGAGTTGCAATTTCATCAACAGTCTTACCCCAGGTTGTTGTTTCGGCAACACCTGTTGTATTGTTTGATGCAGTATTGATTGCATAGATGTAGTTTGACTGATTCTGTAGAACATCAACATAATAGTTTGATGTGCCATCAGGGTTCTTAGCATCTTTTGCCTTTGATACATAAGCAAACTTTTCTAGAACTGTATTAGCAGTTCCTGAGAATTTACCTGTAGAATCGATAACTAGAATATGCATTTCATCATGAATAGGAACTTGTCTGGTTTGTTGTAGAGCATAATCAGAAGTTCCTGGCTTTGAAGGGAATAGGTTCTTATACTTCCAAGCATTCCAGGCAGCTACGTTACCAGATACATAAGATGTTGCGAATAGTTCAATTCTGATGCCGTTACCGTGAGTACCAGGATATCTTGCAGCGAACATGCCTGCTGTATTAGCTGCACCCAGTGACAAGGTTCTGCTCATATCAGCAAAATTGATTTCATATTCATCTGGGTTCTTAATAAGTTCTGTAGATGTACCTGTGGTAGCATTTCTTAGAAGCGTATTAGCAGCACGAACGATTGTTAGATCGGCGCCGTATGAAAGAAAGTTTGCAGCAGCAAAGAATGACTGAATCTGGTTCTGTCTATTAACATTTGATGATGGCTTACCGAAAACTCTAACTAGGCTATCCTCGTCACTAACCTTAAAAAGTGTATCGACAGGACCCCAATCGAACTCACCGACAAGAGCGCCGCCGGAAGTTGCAACTGAGGGAACAATGGTCGTTAAATCAATTTCAGACCATGTCACACCTGGGGAAAGATTATATGCCATTTTTAACTCCTTTATAGGTTGGAATGGTGTGTATCCATTTAACCTTATTTAGTATTTTGATGTTTTTCCGAAACTTACAGTCTCGGATCCCATCTGTCATTATAGTATAGGCCTTCTTTATCCACCTTATACCATGAGTCACCAGTAGCATCTTGTTCCACCACTTCATCCAAACCGTTATCAATGAAACCGAATGGCACATTTTCCACATCTTGTAAGTATGATTGCTCTCTTTGTAGAGCATATCTGATATCATTTGAAACTGTTTCTTTAAATAATTTCTGTGCAGTCAACCAACCAAAATGAACCAAAGTCATCGCCATGTCATCGTTTGATCCTTCTTCTGCCTTGAAGGTCTTTTTATCGGCAGAGAATGAAAACAATTCTGTAATCGTGTCTTCATCATTCAGAATGAGTTTATCATTTTCGACAAGAGTTTTAAGGTTGGCACAGCCAATCATCTTAGATTGTGCTGTCATTTTAAGACCAAATGCTAACTTGTTCTTACCAGCAGCAAAGCCACTTGATGCTTGTGTACCTTGCTTGCCTTTGGTTTGAAACTTTAGCAAGTTTTCGTAATTCAATTCATAATGAAGAATGTCTGCAACTTGCAAACCAATCGAATTGATTTCAACAAGAACAAATGCCTCGTTATACTTCATGCCAGCAGAATATACAACCGCTGGTAAAAGCATAGGGCTGATTTCATTGTTTCTGTATTTAGCTACCTGACGATAAGGTATTTCAGTAACATCGAATATGGAGAATGCTGAGTAATCTAGTCCCTGTCCCTCGGCAACATCAACGGTCAAAACATATGTGTGTTTAGGAATAGGTTCTTCGAATACTTCCATACATTCCATACGACGAATAGGCTCTTTCCAGTGCAACGATGCAAGTTTAGCACCATTGATAAGTGTGTTAGATGAACCTAAGAACTCACAACCAAACTCTTGGTCGAACTGTCTTTGTGAGGTGTTTCGAATCGTTTCTTGCGCCCATGCTTCGTCTCTACCCGGCACCATGCTCCAGTGAATTTCAATAGGCATATATGTGCTAGTCTTTTCGACCGCTTTCGTCCACATCTTATAAAACAAGTTCATG